TATGGGCAATGAGCCAGCAGAGAACGATCCACGCTATCGTATGGCTATCGCAGCCAAAGCCTACTTCCATCAAAACATTGAGAAGAAGGTCGCTAAACGCAACTTGAGCACAGGTATCGTATATGAGGAGGCTATCAATACTCCAGCGCATATGAGCCCTGCTTGTGAAACATATTGGAGCATGTGATGTTTGTGATTCAAATGCTAAACAGCAACAATGAGTGGGAACTGTGCCATTTGGTGTTTGACAGCCGTGCAGCAGCAGAGCAGTTCTATCGTGAGAACTTGAGCATGTTCGACGACTACGAAATCACTGAGATGAAAAAATATTAAAAAAAGTTCAGTGTGCCTCTTGTAATTCACTTGAGACACACTATATTAATAGTATAAGCAAAACAACGCCACGGAGGGCAATCATGGCTACTAGAGCTCGTATCGGAATCGAAAACGCAGACGGTTCAATCACAACATCTTATCATCACTGGGACGGTTACCCAGCAGGGCTAGGCTTTAACTTGATCTCGCATTGGGACCATCCAGAGATACTGCGTGAAGCAATCTCACTAGGTGATGCATCGCATTGGGGTAAAACAATCGGCGAGCAGACAGACTTTGACTGCCGTGGCGATGGATACTACGAACAGAATGTATACTATGGTCGCGATCGCGGCGAGACTGGTGTAGGTCCTAAGGTATACGACACCTATGCAGTGTTTGAGAAGAGCTTCCTACGCAATACACCTGCTGGTGAGGAGTTTGCATACATCCTACGCCAAGACGGCACTTGGACACTGATCGATGTATACGCCAAAGACATCAAGCATGACGCAGAGGACGACATTATTATTGCTCGTGCTGATATGATCAAGTACCAACGCAAGCACATGAAAGGAGCAGCATAATGACACTCGCTCCGGAACTGGTAGACAAGTATAACCGAGCAGCATACCTTGAGATGGATGATGAAGTCTATCGTGTGATTGCGTTTGATGATGTAGATCAAATGATGTATATCGAACATGAGGAAACCGGAGACAGTCATCAGTTGGATCCGGAAGAACTGACCACTGTTTCTCGCTTTTACGAAATAGTGGAAATAAAATAAAAAAAGTCAGGTGTCCCTCTTGACATCACGGGGCACCAGCACTATATGTATAGTATAGGCAGCAAGGAGTGTTAGATGGCTTATTGGACTCATACACAAAAACCAATCGGTGCTTTCCAAGAGAAGGAAGTGGGCAACTGGTTTGAATATTCCATCAACGATGACACTGGTGCGTTCTGCGAAGACTTTCCACACAAGATTTGGGTATGCGATGGCTACCGTTATGGACACGTTCTAAAGACTCGTGTGGTTATCTGCATTGACGAGGACGAGTTCGGTTTGCCTGTAACACAGAAATGGTACACCAAGAAGCATAGGGAGTATGCGGTATGAAGGTTCTAGCAGTGGTTTTGGGTTATGGTATCTTTGCGGTATGTGGTTATCTATATGGTCATCATGTGGGATACAACGAGCCGAGAGTAGATCAACGAGCTGTAGAAAAAGCAGTTTATGAGGCACTTTTTTTGCAATAGGCTCTTGACATTTTCAAAAGATGCACTATATTAATAGTATAAGCAACACAGAGGGCAACATGGAAGAACTAGAGTTTGAATATGTAGAAGAACAGCGCAGCAGCTGGATCATGAACGCAGTGGTTAACGGCCTAAGCACAGGCATGAACTTGGCACTGTTGGTTGGCGGCATCATTTATATTGTGGGGTAAGATATGAACGAACTATTGGAAATGATCGAAGACTTGGAAACGATCTCTACTATGACAATGCATCCAGCATTGGAAGAGACCATTGAGCGCATTCTACAGAAGTATGAACAGCGCAAAGAGGATCTCGAAGCAGAGATGGAACGCCAATACGAAATGGAGTTCGCAGGCGTAACTAGAATCCTCGATAAGCGATGGGAGAAAACAGCAATATAACAAAACGCCCTCTTGGTGGAATAGGTAGACACAAGAGACTTAAAATCTCTCGCTGGTTACAGCGTTCCGGTTCGAGTCCGGAAGAGGGCACCAAAGGACCTATAGCTCAATGGTAGAGCGCAGCGCTCATAACGCTTCGGTTCTAGGTTCGAATCCTAGTGGGTCCACCAACTTTTTTTGCTGTCTCCTTAGCTCAGCTGGATAGAGCAAGTGACTTCTAATCACTAGGTCGGGGGTTCGAATCCTCCAGGGGACGCCAAAAAAAGTTGAAAAAAAGGTCGCAATTTGTGACAACCTATACTATATTAATAGTATACAAAAGAGGAGACACGATAATGGGGGCTACATCAGGAGAAGTGCTGTTATACTGCATGATCTTTCTCCTAGTGTTAGGCGTACTAGGATTGACAATCAAACTTATGATGCGACCTGTGTTTGTTGCAGTCGCATTCGCAGCAGTAGGGTGGCTGCTGTATCTTGAAGCAATAAACAAACTCTAAGAGGGCAAAATGAACGTTAAATTTAAATCAGGTTACTTTAGTTTCAAAGGTCGTGACATCGACGTAACAGATAAGGTATTGCCATTGTCACAAGGTTTTAAAATAGGAGTTCGCGGCGGCTACGTCACAGTAGACGGTAAAGCTGTGGCTGGATATCCAGATCGTAACATCAAGGTCTATGTATCCAGCGAGTCAGAGTATACACAAGTATCTGACTCCGTAGTCGCCACGGCCGGTGAAGAATCGGACGAACAGATCATCGAACGACTGCGTGACCGCTTTGACATGTTAACAGACATGACCAAAGCCGTAAAGAAAGGTGATGTGCGAGCAATGATCGTATCAGGACCTCCAGGTGTTGGCAAGTCGCATGGCGTCGAACAAGTACTAGAGAGATACAAGACCATGGAGCATCTAGGCGCCCCTAAGAAGTTTGAAGTGGTCAAAGGTGCTATGTCAGCTTTAGGTCTCTATGCCAAACTGTACAAGATGGCAGACGAAGGCAATGTGGTTGTGTTTGACGACTGTGATTCGATCTTCGCAGATGAACTCAGCCTGAACATCCTTAAGGCAGCACTAGATTCGAAGAAGGTGCGTAAGATCCATTGGAACACTGATTCGCACAAGCTGAGAGCAGAAGGCATTCCAGACAGCTTCCAGTTCAAAGCTTCAGCCATCTTCATCACAAACCTCAAGTTCGACAAAGTAAAAGGCAAGCTGCGTGAGCACTTGGAGGCACTTGAAAGCCGTTGTCACTACATGGATCTAACCATTGACACCGATCGCGAGAAGATGCTGCGTATCCGTCAAGTGATCCAAGACGGCATGCTCAAGCCATACAAGCTCAGCGATGCTCAAGAAGAAGACATCATTGACTTTGTAGACATAAACAAAAATAGACTCCGTGAACTCAGCTTACGTACAGTGCTCAAGGTTGCGGATCTAGCCAAGAGCTTCCCAAATCGTTGGGAGAGCTTTGCAGAGAATACTGTAATGCGTAGAGCATAGCCCTCACGCTCCGCTTACAGTATGGCAGCAAACGTAGCCCTCACGCTTTGCTGTCACAATGCAGCAGCAGGACCGCCCTCATCCTGCTGCTGCTATCTTTTTTAAAAAAAGATGAGAAAAAAGGTCGCAATCTGTTTTAGACACACTATATTAATAGTATAAGCAACACAGGAGTTGACAATGATTAGAGTTTTTAACAGCGCATACTTCCGTGAAACAGGAGACGAGCGTTTCATTCCTATGGATGAGGTCAACGTAGTAACACAGAAGATAGACTACAATGGCGCTCCTTACATCCTGTTCGAGCACAAAGACTATCCACTAGGTGGCTTGTATGCGTGGTTTGATGGCGCTTACTGGCAATGTGATTTAAACTAAGAGGGCAACATGGAAAACTTACTTGCAGCATTGATCTTAATCTCCGCACTTGAAGGAAACACTCAACCAGCGCAGGGATATAACACACAGAGCCAATACGCTCCTACCACAACCACGCAACAAGGACATGCCTGTGGCACATATGTGGTAACCAATCGTCAGCGCATGGGTCAAGTTCTTATGCAGCGCATCAACACTTGCTCAGGTGCAGTAATGAGCCAGTGGTGGCAAAAAAAATAAAAAAAGTTGAGTGTGCCTCTTGACATTTGCTAAACGCACACTATATTAATAGTATAACAAGACAACGAGGGTTAAGATGTCTACAGATTTACGCAGCAGCACACAAGATGTAAGCCTAACAAGATTTTGGGCAGGCTTAGAGCAAAAAGTCCAAGTGACTACACCACGCCCAAGCAACCTAGGTCCGCTTACCACAGCAGACAAAATGTTTCAATCAATACAGCTTACACGAGATGAGGCCCGCAGCCTTGCATTGGACTTGTTCCGTTTTGCTGAAGGTCAAGAAGTGGAGGATGTATAATGGACTACAGAGATCTAGCACTTGAAATGATAGAAGAGGGCATGGTAGATGCTCACTACATGTTGATCGCTTGTCTAAAGTATATGAGTCAAGATGAGGTTAAAGACATGCTCACCGTCAATGAATACCTGTCAGACTGGGAGCAAGCGTATGCAGACCAATGACATCCTAGAACGGCTGGACAACCTGTTGGATGATGTAGACGAGTGCATCCAACAGTTACCGCTCAAGCCGGAACGCAAGCGGCAGTTGGCCTCAATGGTATACGAACTGTGGATGCAAGTAGAAGATGATGTAACAGTACCTCCGGGAGACTTTGACTGATGTATATTGTAAAAGACTATCTAACTGGCGAGACTGTTGCTGTAGTAAGCCGCAAGGCAGATGCTGTAGCAATGATTCGCACCAACCTAGACGACAAACGTTTGATCATAGAGAAGGCACGAGTATGAAAATGAATGCACGCCAAGTCCAGCAGCTTATGGGCTATCTTAGAAATGTAGCAGAAGTAGATCCCAACGATACTATCGCCAACGGTGCTAGTCAAATCGCATACGAACTAGAGACAGTGAAGCTGCCGTTTGACACTGATACACTCAACGAGAAACGTATGGCCATCCTGCGTTATGCGTACAGCAAGCGTGAACAGTACATCAAACACCCTGAGGCACGCCATGCAGTGGATCTTCTAAGAGTTGAAAAACCTAGAAAAAAGTTACGCAAAAAGGTCGTAATCTAAAAAACTCACACTATATTAATAGTATAAGCAAACAGACATAGAGGGTAAAACATGTCATACACTGTAGCAGAACTAAAGAAGATCATCGATGAAGCCAAAGCTGTAGCATATGCAGAAGCTGACGCATTTGAGAACAAGTACTTCCCAGATGGTGGCTGGGGTGCATGTGGCTTTGCTTGGGTAGACATCTTCCGTTACAATGACAAGCCTATCAAAGGCAATACCAAGATGGGTCGTGCGCTAAAGGCAGCTGGCATAGAGCAGAACTGGCAGCGCACATTCAGCATATGGAATCCTAGCAAGTATCCTACACAGAACATAGACACACTGGAAGCTGGCGCCCGTGCTGCTGCTAAGGTGTTAGAACGCTACGGCTTTACTGCATACGCAGGCAGTCGACTAGATTAAACGGTCGTTGCTCATTATCTCCTTAGGTTGTTGATAGGAAGTCCGCAGTGTTTGACCGTGCTGCGGATTTTCTTTTCTCGGTCGGTAGAGAAAAATAAAAAAATTTTCTGGTCGGGGGGTCGCATATTATATAATAAAATCAAGCACTTAGCAAGCGTAGTAGTGGGGTTGCAAAATCACCACCTGCGATCCATAAGTACTTCTCTATAATTTTTCGTAGCGCAAATTTTTTTGGTTGCAGGACCCTTTTCGAAAGAAAGCGGCTCTCGGACCCTTTTCATAAATATTGTATGCAAATACTACAAGGATATATCAAACGTCATACCAGTTCAGGTGCTGTAATAAGTTCACGCTATAGAGGCACAGACGCTATAGCACCAGGTTGTACACTAGCAGTGAATACCAACGTGTATTACACTTATGAAGAGTCGGCAGGTCGTCGTCGTGCAACACGAGTAGAAACTGCTCCATTTGATTTAGACGACTAAAAATCTCATCTACTGCGAGCTGACGAAGTCGAGTCAACGAGCTGTTCAGCTGTGCTGAACTTATAAATACCATATGAATCATTGGTTTGTTTGGGTACACCGTACAAGTGAAGATCCTTTCAACTATCCCTATTTTGGGAAGGTTCAGTATTTTCGTACCGAGCTCATGTACCACGATTTTGCCATAGTAGAACATCCAGATTATCCCGGACCATATAGAGCACGTTTTATAGCTACACATGTTAAGGAGCACATGATCAGCTATGTAGCGTTGAAATATGGTGATGTATGCTTTGAGTATACACCTTTAAATGGCATAAAAGACTTAACCATGTCGTTAGGCACCGTATGACACGTCGATAGGTACCGTACGAAGCGGTGAGTGTATTTTTTCTTTTGTGTAGAGGAATAGTATTGTGGCTTGTGATTGCGCTGAACCGCAAGCAGCTTCGCTGCTGTTAGGAAAATGCGTTTACCGCAAGCGGCTTTTGGGCCAGTGCGTTTTGTATAAGCGTCTATATTTTGTATATACGGGTTCACGGGCGCAAACTCTCGGGCAATCTATTGTGTATGTACTCATCACTGGTTTTGTGTAGCCAGTGCGCATGGTTAAGTTGTGCTATGTGTAGTGGATAAGCCATTTCTTGTTGGAAGTCTTCTTTGCTCATTTGTGCCCAACGCAGTATTCGATCTCTACACAGTCTATAGCGTTTAGCAGGATCTCTACAAGCATCCACATCCGTATCCCAAGGATAACTGTGATAACCTCTTGGTTGGAGATTTGCGCTTTCCCAATGACAGTGTGCAAATGTTATGTGTGGTCTAGCAACAGCATAAGCTCTGTAGGTTTTTTCTGTGGGACTGTGCTGTCGTTGATTGGGATATGATTCTGTGATTATGTTTAGGCAACCTTGAGCACTGATGTCAAACAGACTGCGATCTTGAAAGCTAATGGGTTCACCTGGTGCTTCATGCGTCTGTGGATTGCGATAAAACTCAGCTGCACTGCGTTCTATATCTGAATCTAAATAGTTGATTGGATCATTGCCGCCTGAACGTATCACTTCTAAATCCATTTCTGCTGTGTCAAAGTTGTGATAGTTTCTGTTGCCCATGGTGTGATATGCCGTGTGTCTATATGCTCTTACCGTCATTAGATCTGTGTACAGTGCTGCTCGCATTTCATGTGGACGTCTATTTAGACAGGTAAATCGTCGATCAGGCTCAGGTAGATCTCCTGCACAGTGCCATTCTTCAAACCACAGTCTAGGTTGATGTTCCCAATAGTCGTATACGCCCCATGTGAGATCAGGAAACAGTCGTTTGCCACGATCTCGTAAACTGTCACTGCACACAATCACAGTGATTTGATTGGGTCTTATTCTGTGACGTTTTACCCACTTTCTATATGTGTGTTCATAACTGGATTCATATGCTCGTGTGTATTCACTGGCTGCCATTATCAACACCGTGCTGCCTGGATGCTGCACAAGATTTTGTATTACCGCTTGAGGCAAATCCTGTTGAGGTTGATCCACATGCCAGCGTTCCAGTTCTAGTCCGTGTATTTCAAACAAGGTGTTGGGCAAACCAGGATCTTCTGTTTCTGGTATATCCAATCCCCACAGTCTGGGAGTGGGTCTGTTTCCGTCTAAACTGTACCAATAATCATACTTCATTTGCTAACCTTATGATTTTTTTTGCTGCTCGTTGATTGTATCTATCTTCAAGTAGGCTGTTTCTGTTGTGTGCAATTTTATCTCGCAGTAGTTGCACAATCTCACCAGGCTCCCAATCAAAACGAATGCTGTCAAACTGACTGCATATTCTTTGTTGCATGTTGGGTATGAGATCTGTGCTCATATCAAACAGTTCTGTGTATGGTTCACAACCCAGTTGTGCTAGATCTGTGTTAGCACCACATTCGCCTATGATCACAAATGGGTGTCCGTACAGTATGGCTCGTGCAGTTTTTTCTGTGTAGAATCTCATGGTTGAGTTTTCTGTGGAATATTCACTTTCTGTGACTATGCTGAAGTTGCTGTCTCTGTACAGTTTCCAGGGGCGTAAATCTGCACTACCACCTGCACCTAAATCTCGTTTGGTATCTAGTGTTCTTTGCACACCTGAGTTTGTGTAAGTGTCGGCGCACAAAGCATATTGGTTGATGTATTCTCTTTCGTATGTCACAGGGTTGCTCACAAAACCTTGATCTATTTCGCCAAGTCTTTGCAGGTGATACAGTGCAAGGTGACGGTGCGGTGCTAGGTGCATTCTGCGATTAAAGCACACATATTTTTTTGTTTTAGGTCTAGTGAGCCAACTGTGATCAAACTCTGTGTAGCGAACTCTACTAAACTCACTCCATCCAAACACACCAAGTGCGTGTATTCTTTGAGAATCGGGTATGTGATTTTTTTCAGCCCATGCTGCATACACACGATGTTCATGTAGATTACTGGTGATATAAAACACATGTTTGGGATTGATTTCACTCATGTTTAACGTGTGATGTATGTGCGTGTACACATCTTCTGTGAGTCTACGATAACGATGTTCAAGATCATTTTTTATAATGATTCTGACATCAGTTTTTTGTAGTGCTGGCCAATACTGTGAGTGTATCATGCATCTTGGTTCAGCATCAAACTCTGCTGCACTGATGGGTCTTTTTTCACGTAGTTCGTGTACACAATCTGTGATTGTATACCAAGTGTGATTTTCTAGTTCACGATTGTATTTAGGATGCGGATACGGAGAATACAGTTCTCTTCTAATCACAAAGTAACCACTATAGTCTTGCATGGAGTATTTAATAAATAAGTTTGATGAGATGGATGGGTTTGGTTTTGATATTAGGGGCTTGCGGACCAAGTGTAAATGACAGTGTGGTCACTGCACAGCCTTATATAGGTCTTAGTGAAAGAGCTGATCGCAAACAGATACGTGAGTTTGTGGGTGTTGATCCTGTGCGTACTGAATGGTGTGCTGCTTTTGTTAATGCCGTGTTAGAACTAGACGACATACCCAACTTGAATGATCAAAGCAACTATCCTCCATTAATGGCACGTAGTTTTCTTTATTGGGGAGAACATGTAGAACGTGCTGATATACAACGTGGAGATGTTGTTGTTTTTCCAAGAGGTACACAAGGCTGGCAAGGACATGTCGGTTTCTATGTGGAAACACAAACACACAACGACCGAGAATACTGGGTAATACTAGGCGGGAATCAAGAAAACCAAGTGCGCTATGATTTGTTTGATCCTCGCCGTGCAATAGGTATTAGGAGATGGTCTCACCCAACTGATGTCGCTTCCATTGAGAGAAAGTCCATAATCGAGCGTCTACACAATTAATATAGTCGCTGTTGTTTTGATGACGTATCACACCTGAGCCGCTAACAATGTCTCCGTCTCGGTATTGAAATGGACGTTGTATAGTAACATCCACATATTCGCCATAGTTGGTACCCAATGTTAAGAACGTAACGTAGCGTCCGTTTTTACCACGGAATGTTCTACCGTTGGCAATAACACCTGCAAAGTTCACACGTTCTAAGAAACGCTGCTGTACACCTAGTCCTGTTGGAAATCCTCTATGCCACCAACCAGGCTCGCTGAGCAGATTTCTTCTATGTGCTTCAGTTTGGTAGACCCATCCTCTATAGCTTCCTTGGCAGTGCTTGAGGTTGGCTCTCCAGAATGCTTCTGGGTTGTGTGCTTTTTGGTATGCAAGTGCCCAGATGAGTCTTCCGAGATTAACAGCATGAGCGCGGCATAGTCCGAAACCGGATAACTCCTGTAGTGCAGCCATTGCCTGTGCTCTTCTTGGATTGCTACCCATTCTTTCCACAAACTCCAAAATCTTTTCGTCATTCTTTTTAGCAAATGCTCGTCTGTAGCTGTCTGCTTCATATCCATCTACTCCTATAATACTACTTATAATCTCAATAGCATCGTCTTCAAACACAATGCTGTCTTGTACAGCTTCTTGGCTCCAATCTTGGAACACTGCTGCTTTTTGTCTTCCGCTCATTGCTACGGGTCTTACAAGGGCTGTAGCAAACACACAGTCCTGCACACACGTAGGTTGTATTGCTCTAAACAGTCTACGCATTGCAGGGCTTTCCCCTTGTGTAACACCCAGTACATCGCCTCTAGCAAGCAATGCTGCTGTTGCTTCATCTGTTTCTGGATAGTCTTCTAGTGCAGTATGCGGGTCTATTTCTAGTAGTTGACTCAAGCCTCTGTTGGCTAGGATGTCGACTTTGAGGTGTTCTAAGTCCTCAACTTCGTGTTTGTCTAATAATATTTGGTTGTCTTCTGATATAAGTGATTTTGGTAGTTTTCTAGTGAACATTACGATGCCTCCACAGTGTTTTGATATTGCTCTTTTTTTGCCTAATAGTTTGCGTTCAATGCGTTTGGCTTCTGTAGGATCTACTCCTACACTTTCATATGTAAAGTTTCTAGGAAGTCTACCTGTGGCACCAAGACGTTTGGCTGCCTCACGTCTAGCACTCTTTGGTTTGTACGTGACATAGTTGCTCAACCTTGCCGTCATGCCGGGCCACTTTTTGAATATGCGATTCATTACTTCTGTCTGTCGCCAATGTTCAAAATCAATATCAACATCCGGCAGGTCGTCACGGAGTGGGTTCATAAACCTCGCCACAGGTATCTTCCACTTGATGGGATCCACGTCTGTAATGCCCAACAAGTAACACACTAGACTACTGCCCGCCGATCCACGTGTCATGTGTTTGATATCGGTGGTAAGGTCTATAATGTCACATATTTGTATGAAGTAATCTGTGAAGCGAAGTTTGAGTATAAGTTCAAACTCTTCAGCAAGTCTCTCTTGGTATATCTGTTCCTGTGGAACTGGCCTTTTAAATCTTTTTAATAGCCTTTCAATGTTTTCTAAATCTGTTTCCATATTAGCCTCTTGTAGTCTTTTATAATGCCTAATGCGTTAAACGCAAGTTATTTAGCATTGACTACAACTGCTATTGTAAATTATTGATAAAGTTTTTTAACTGTGTTGTACTTGCTTCTGCTTTTATCTTGCCCACAGTGTCACCTTCACTTGGATCTTGTTTCTCAACTGTTGGAGATCCGTTGCCACGTTTGATTTGATCAAACACTGTGCTCTTACGTTTCTGGAACTCTTGATATTCTTCATCCTCACCCAAGTCACGTATGCGCAAACTGTCTACATCAAACTCCAAATCAATCTTTTGTCCTACACCCGAACTACTACGTGTTTTCATCAACTGTATTTGATAACGTCCACGTTCACGCATTGCTCTACTTGTAAAGATACCAATCAAGTTGTCTGCTGTATTGATCTTTGAAATACCACCTGATATGTGGCTGTGGTCAAACTCAATCTCTTCAACGCTACTTCTGTTTAACTGCGATGCTGTAACAAACACTGTGTTCAGTTCCATAGCCAAGTTGCGCAGTTCTTCTGACACATACTTGTCCTTAACAAACAAGTTTTCTGCTGAAATCTTAACAGCATTTGGATGCATCAAGTCCAAGTAGTCTACTAGCACAACATCAAGTTTGCGTCCTGTTTTGATTTCATATTCTTTGATATATGCTCTCAAATCATTTGCATTCTTACCAGTTGGCATATACTTGACTTGAAATGCTCCTGCCTTCTTGCCAATCATTTTAACTTTCATTTCAACATCGTCAATGCTTTTGAAAATATCACGACTTGCAATGTCAGTTGTCATTGAATCTACACGCATACTAACCAATGCTTCACTAAGTTCGAATGTTAGATACAATACATTCATACCCAGCAAACACCAGTTCACACCCAAGTTAGCCAAGAACAAACTCTTACCAGATCCACTACCACCT